CCGACAGAAGCACCAACAGAATGCGTGGCGATGTACAGGCCGTATAAATCTTCAATGTATGTCACTTCTGTTGTGGTGTGCGAGAAAGCGATGTAGAGCGCGGCGGCCTCTGTGATTTCCGACGAGGCAGCCCCCACTCCCAGTTTGAAATCTATGAACGCTCCATAGTATTCCTGCCATACATTGGCGGCGTTGAATCGAGATGCAGCCTGAACATAAAACGTTTGACGCCGATATGGAGGATATGTGCTAATGGTGGCTAAATCTGATATTCTCGCGAACGGTTCTTCAGTGGACGGCACATCATAACTGGTGCCCGCTTGGACATTGAAAGCTTTCCCTGCTGTGGTGATGCTGCTGTTCGCGTACACATCGATGCCGCTCCCACACATATTTCCCCAACGATACGATGTGGTGCCGAAATTCACAGCATTGGTTACGAGCGGCCTCACCAATGATTCAGACTCAACAGATTGCCACAACTTGGTGTAGATATTGTACATGTATAGAGATTTGCCGTACGTCGTTGTGTAGCCAATATCTGTTGTATTGTCTGTGGTAAAGAAAATGTACTCAGATGCGTACAAGCGCATCGCATGGACGTCATACCAACGGTATGACAATGTACCAACCCCTCCAACAGAATCAGCAGCTGGGACGATGTTGTTGTTGTGTATAGTCATCGTTCCTGAAAAATGCGAATCTCTCCAACGATATGTGGCGCTGCCGACATCTTGTGCGTTGTCCGTAAGCGGCAGAAAATTCCCACTAAACACCAATGTATTTACGTACAGCGATGACCATCGGCGCGTCGCCGTTCCAATGCTGTATGTGTTGTCTGCCGTTGGAGCTAAATTTGAACCAACGCCATATCCAATTGTGTTGTCTAGTGTGATGGTCCTGGCGTGGACGTCGTTCCATCTATACGTTGCCGAGCCAAGGTTATAAGTGTCTGTGGCTATTGGGTGTATTGACGTAGCGACGCCTTCGCCCGCCGTCGTGGACAGCGAGAGCGTGTCCAGATATGCCACGCCATCAACGTACAGATTCCTCCATTCTAGCCCAGACACTCCTAAGTCGCTGGTGTCGTCTGCTTGCGGTGTGACATCAACGCCAAATTGAATTCTGTTGTTCGCTCTACTGGTAAACCACCACACTTTGGATGTCGCGAAATCGGCGCTGACAGCAGTGTTCTCTTGAAACCAGATATTCCCAGTGTTAAGCATCAATCGCCACAGGCCGCCCGTGGTTGGCGTGGCATCTGTTTCGCTCCATTGATACAGAGGTGCTATGCTTTCGCTTCGGACAACGCCATCAATTTTGGTATCGCCGCCGATGTGAACATCCCATCCTGCTGATGGATTTACGCCGATGCCAACCTGCCCAGTAGAACCGTTGACATAGAAGTGGTAGGCCGTTCCAGCGGTGTTTGTGTGAAGCCATGTTCCTTTGATGGTGTGCGAGTCAACAGCGTCATTGTCGCCTGCCGTCAGATTATCTGTGATGGTTTCCGAGGAGTTCACTTGTACGAGGTTCTGCTGTGTGGTTTGGCCAGCCACCTCAAGATCTCCAGCCAAGTACACGTTCCCCGCCTCATCAACCGTAAACACAATGGTGCTGGTGGCTGTATTGGTGACTCTGATTTGATCTTCGCCTGATTCCCCGGCTATTGATTTTACGTCAACCTTCATGCGTCCATTGGTTGCTTGGCGCGTGATCTGCCACAATTGCGAAAGCGAACCAGATAGGCTTTGTTGATCGGCTGTGTCGAACGTGGTGGGGGTTCCTGATCCACCGATTCCTGTCACAATCCCGATGAAACAGTGTTCTGTGCTGAGGCGCAAGTCTGTGTTGCGCTTCACTGTTGGGCCGAGAAGAACTACCCGGTAATCAGCGGGGTCTGTTGACGCTGTGAACTGCCCGAATTTCGCGCTGGTGGTGATGATGTTTTGGCCGCCTGTGTATTGAACGGTCAACTCTTCCATCGCCACACTGGTCAGGATGGCGTAACGGTCCAAAACTTTCTTGTACACCAACACCCTGCGTTCAGCATTGGAAACACCAGTTTCTGTGATTCCATCCACCACCATCACTAAGTGTCCGCTGACAACAGTGACGCTGTCTGGCTCACCGCCTTGTCCAATGCCCTCTTCCCAAGATTCCCACTCAGGCATCCCGCTACGAGGATTGATCTGAATTCCAGTAGGGATTGCTTCAAATTTCAATGCCACGTAATACGGGATCCCTGCGGCGTTTTCGAATGCTACACCGGTACAATGGCCGAATGTGTCAATGTCGAACAGGTAACCTTGACCATCGGTGCAGAAATCCACTCCATCGATCTTGAATTTCTTTCCACCATCTCCAGAAAGCCCCAACGTTCCAAACACGCCGTCTTCCTGGTAAGTCATCATGAAATGCTCGCGCATCGACAAACGCAGATATTCCAACGTGCCGTCGCGCAAATCAGTCACCCCAACTAGGCTTTTGGCCTCATAATTGGCGTAGCTCAGACCTGATGCCATAACAAAACTCCTATCAAGTGTTGATGTCGATCAACACCGTATCCAACGGTAGCTCGAACGCTTCAGCCTCGTCAAATTCACAACGTGATTGGTTATCGTGATACACCCCAAATGAGCCAGTTGTGAATGGCGTGTACGAGTCGAACGAGCAGAACAATTGTCCATCAAAAAACAACTCAATCAGCGTTTCTGTTCCAACAGTAATTGAATGAACGCGAATTCCATAGTACACGTCTGGCCAGATGTATCCGATTGTTGGCGCCAAAATCCCGTTGGCCAACGATGTCTCAACGCCCAATTCAACAACCGCTAGCTCCCAGCTGTGATTGTTGGTGTCGAATTTCACCTTGTAGTGATTCAATTCATCTTGGTAGCAGAAGACGACGCCGAACGTTGCGCCGGGCGAAATACTCCAACCACGCAATCTCACATATGAAACCAGCGATTGCCATTGTGAAGATTTGCTCGTGGACGCAAATACCATCTGTTCTTGTGCTGAATTCGACAACGACGCTGTGCCGCCTTCGACAACCAACTGGTGCCCTACAGATGTGACCCACTGCGTTGTGTCACCGTCATAGGTGAAGAGGTCGAGGAAATCGATGTATGATACCTCGATTCGTTCCCCCGAGGCGCGCATCAACCGTATCAATCCCTCAACCAAATCGCGATTCAATGTATCATCATCAACGATTCGAACATTGGATCTGTATTCATCCATGGAAGGTGGGCCAGGAAGGTTAATCAAGTGCGGATCTCGCCCAGCATGTTCCTCTTCCAATGCTGTTTCATCCAACACCCATCTGAAATCAAACCAATTCCACACTCTGGAACGTGCCCCGGTCGCCAGCAGCAACACTCGAACGATCGCATCTTCCGGCCCTCGACTCTTCCACAATGGTATCGAGGCAGCGACGAGCTTGCGCAACGTATTGGTGTCGAGAGGTTCTGTGATGCTGTCCAGGTCAGGCGTCCATCCAACATGCCGTTTCAGTCGGTGAAGTTGTTCGTGATCAGCCTTCGATATGTTCCAAAGGTCTTTTATGCCGTGTATTTTTTCTTGTGTTTGGCGCCATATTTCTTGCGGCCCTGCGAGGAATCTTTTCAGAAACAGCGCGCCTTCTTGTGCATCCTTGAACCTAATCGGCTCAATCAAAAAATCGTACATCTCCAATGATAGGAGCTCACTGACGTCCGACGGTTCGACGTATCCCAGCACCATACCGGTGGCGCCCGGCTGTAGCGCATTACCTACGAGATCTTGTATGGCCACGGCGCACTCCTTACGGCGTCAACGTAAGCGTGTAAGCGATCCCGGGGGATTGGTCTGATGTGACCAACTTTACGGTGTCACCGTCCACGTCCAACACATTCAACACCAACAGGCCGTTGTCGAATGCATACTTACTTGCGTTGCGAATATCGGCGTTGTCTTTCATCGCCTCTGTGAACACAACATCAATTCTATTGGATGACTGTGAAATCAATTGTAGCACCTCTGGATACTCACCTACGCCCGCAAATGTGTCAGAATTGTTCGCAGGATCAATAGGTGTGTCATCTACATCCACAGGCCCATCCGTTGTCGAAACTGAGCACGTATATGACGCGCCGATGGTCATTTCAGAAACGCCCAAGTCAACGTATTCAGGGTTGCTCGCTTCTTCTTCTGGTGTGACTGTGTTTACCACTATCGGGGCGGCCCCGGGCGTGTTGACCACCGTTGTGTAATTGTAGGATGCCAACAACTCATCATCCAATTTCATCGGACGATCAAACAACACACGAAGAACTTCGTGGCTTGGGGTGATGCTGCTCACTTTTACCAAGCAAGACAATTTTGCGAGCGCGACCAATTGGCAATCTGCCAACCCGGCGCCGCCGAAGATGAATGACGGTTTGGCTAGCGCCTCAGATGGACATTCGCTTACGCCGCCGCCGCCGATGAGCAGCGTGCCTTGCCCGAGGGCTTCACAAGACACAGAACACAACCCATAACCATCAACGTACGCCATGGCATCAATCCAATGAAATTCTGAGTTGCCCTGCTAAAAACCGGAACACATCGCCGTCATTGATTTGACGTGGCAAGGCAGCCCCGGCCCCGTCGTCCAATATCCCCCAAATCACGGGCACGCTGGAACTATACATCACCCAATGCGTAACCAACCCCCAGTTTCCCCCGGATGCTTGCGGAAAGGTGAGCGTATTGGCGTTGGCCTTTTCACCGACAGTTGACGCTGGCCATTCAGACCCATCATTGTTCACATACACGCGAGCGTACCCGGCGCCGGATGGCTCTGTGATGTTCCCTCCTGCTTCCGTTGGGGTGGTCGTTGAAAGCCCAATTTCAACACCAGAAGCGAGAAGCGTGGCGGTTGCTCCCAACATTGCGTCCAAAACATCATTTTCAAAATCATCGAACATAGACATCATTCACTCCTATGGCGTCACAACTGTGATGCTGATGGTGTTTGCTTTTGGTAATTCCCGAGACGCCAAAACAACGTCTGCCGCCGGGGAAGATATTTCAACCTTGGTGATTCCGTCAACTGATGCGAATATCTCATGGTTGATACGAGATAGCGGAACGTCACCGCCGAATTGCCACTCATATGTCACGCCATCCTCTTTCAACGCATCGGGCTGAAGCACCTGGCTAAGTTGGGTGGATATGGCCGTCTGGTCAACGTCACCGTACACTGTGGCAACGATGTCAATCAACTTCGGTGTGTAGTTGACAGCCACGACCTCTTGATTGGCGACAAGGTGTTTTGTTTTAGGAGGGTGAACCAATTGGTTGCCATTGAAGTATTCTGTGATGCTGTCTATCTGCGATGAGGTTGCTGCGCCGCCACCCTTCGCCACTAACACCAATTCTATGGTCTTGGGCCCATAGCCTTCTTCAAATGATTTGGCTCGTCCAAATGGCGAGCTTCCATCTTCATCAGTCCACGCCAGCGCCAACACTTCAACATCAGCAGGCCCAAGAGCAACGTCTTTCGTTCGTAGGCTGGCTGGGCCCTCGATCTTAGCACGTTCAAGGCTTGCTTCATTGGCGCCCTGGGCTTCACTCCATCCAGTTCCTAGTCTCGGATTCCACAGTTTGTTGATGAATGTTAATCCCGTCTTGTCCACCACGACTGTGTTGGCTCCGACGTTTCCATCATAATTGGCGCCCCACCGATAATCAGCAGATATGTTTCCAACACCAAGCGGCGGAATTCGCCCATTCACGCCATCCCCAAACACAACCGTCGCTCGATCGTTCTCGCCCAGTTCGATTGTGTAATGTCTATCCGTGGCCACTGACCCCAAGAAGTTTTCAACCCTTGTCCAGAGGGTTCCGTCAACCGATACCTCCTCAGATTCGCTGACAAAATACTCCTTCGACAGCGGGAAGCGTTGGTTTGCTAGTCCAGTTGATGAACCAAGCGGGCTGTCTAAGTGTGATTGCCCTTGTGTGCAACTTCTGAGTGCGTATTGTTTCCCGCCGTCCATCCTTGTGCGACGGATTGTTGGCGAAACTGGTGTGGAAATTGTGATTATTCGATAACGCAACCAATATGCTGTCACGCCATTCACTTCGGTCGTTCTCCAATTCTGGAGCAACGTCTGTGGTAGCAGATATTCCAAGTCACCATTTGCCGTAAAGTCGCCTACTTCGTTGTCTTCGATCTCCACTTGTTTCCATTGAACGCCGATTGAATAATTCACCACATCGGTTGATGGAGACGTTTGCCCTAATAGGCCGCTCGTTGCTTTGTTCTTCGAGCCGTCCCACTCTGCCTCGACAACCTCGTATGCTGTGGTTGGGTTGTATTGTACTTTTACTTGTGTGCCTTGTCTGTTTTCCGACCCAAGCAAACTGGTGAGGTCTATTTCAAGCTGTCCGCCCCCGATGTCTGTTACAGATGTGGGAGAAACATCACTCCAATCGCCGTCAAAGTATTCCCATATCCCTTCGAAATTTGAACCGTAAGCTGTCATCAACACGCTGAGCGTATCCCACATTACGTGGGCATGCCCCCAATAAATAGCATCTTTCACCCCAGGGGAAACCCAAGGGTCAAAATCATCTGTTGGAGAGTCGCTGTTGGCGTCCGACGTGTAATCCACGAACACCCCATCCTCTTCGGCGAACACGTACGAATGTTCATCAGTACGATCGATTAGCAACCGCTCTAGCGCCTCGAAATAGATTACAGGGTCTGTCCCTGAACGTTGCGTGGCCGCCTGGGCATCAGCGCTGATCAATTCGAATTGTGCTGTGAAGACCTTTGACAACTCGTACACCACGTCAACTGATGCTGGTGAAGCGGGGTTCATCTCATAATCAATCAGCCGAAGGTGGTTGCGTACGGATTCAGCGAGCTTCGCCGTTATTAGTGTTGATTCATTGGCCACTACATCGAGAAGGACGTTGTTGAGGTGTCCCACTAACGCTATCATCCGCATCATCTGCGTGTACGGTTCGTATGCCGACTCATCAGTCAATTCAGGGACGTTTCGGCGCTTGTACGCGATCAACGCTTCAAGAATCTGCGGGTAGTAATAGGCCGCGAAATCAAAATCAGGGATTGTGACTATAGTGTTGGGCATCAAGCACCTCCGCTGGCAGAGTATACCTGCGTGATGTCTTTTTCTTCGTCCGCTTCCATGTCATGGTACTTGAAAGTCATAATCAATTCTTGATCTTCCACGTTTTCCGACCATTTTATGGTGTCTGTAAGCAGTTGGAATCTTTTCTGGATGGTGAATTCTTTGAACAACTTCACCAATTTGCGTTGCACTCTAGCCTTCAAAGTGGCGTCTGTGATGTCAAAAACGAATTCATCGCCCAATCCAAGATCTTGCTGGAATGCGTTGTTGCTGTAGCAATTGGACAAGGCCGTTTTGATGATTTTTTCATTGTTGGAGTCTTTGCTGACGAGGGCTGCGCCGCCGGTTGGGTCAACTCCGCAAGGCAATCTCAAACCAACGGCCATGGAATTCTCCTTAAAATACCCACAGGTCGACTGTGCGTTTGTATGATGTGCGAAGGATGAGTTGTGTGCTCGGCGATGGATTGACGGTAGGGCTTTCCACCACGCCGTCATCGATCAATGAAACTCTAATCTCGCCGCCGACATCTTTGTTAGTTGCTGCGCCTGATAAATTAGCATGATAGCTGTATGAATACAGGATATCTCCCTGTGACATTGGTTGGCGATATTCACCAAACTTGAGACGAAGCGTGGTGGCGCCGTAACATACGTTATTTGCTGCGCCTTGATTTGTTGAACCAACGTAGTACCCAGGCTGAACATAATAGCCAGTTGATAAATCCAACCAATACACCAATCCATCAACAAGATAATCACCATCAACCGGTGCCACCATCTGATACAGCGAAGTGTCCCAATTACTTCCTCGATCATACCCGATGGTGTTCAACGGTAATCTCACTAGCGCCCCTGGAGCGGTCGAATGCACCCCGCCGGTGTGCGCCCATAAATCACAAATCACGCTTCGAGGTCGAACGACAACAATGCCTTCGTATGCTTGGCCAAGGGTATGCGGAACAACGTTGTCGACCCAAGGGTTGAGAGTGACGTTGTTCAAGATCTCCCCGGGCATCGCCCCGCCACCGCCGCCTACAGCAGCAACATATGCAGCGATGTTGTCGCATTGTCCGTACGCCGCCGCTTGTGCCGTGGCGGGCATCGACTGGAACAACGCCTTCATGGCGGCCTTGAAATCATCTATCGCTGCCATTTGCTATCCATTCGGTATGCTCACTTTTGTGGATTTAATCGCGGCGTTCCAAGGCGGAACGACCAACGGCGGAAGAGGGGTGCCACTCGGCCCAACGCCAGTTGGGTGTATGTGATTAGCGAACAGTGTCAAATTGGCTTTCAACGTTTCGTACAAAATTTGCAGCGTTTCAGCAATCGCTACGTGCATCGCCCCATTCCCAACGGTCAATTTTGCACCCGGCCCCATCCCCTCGCTCTTCAAAGTGGCGCCATTCAGTTTCACTTCGAGCGCAGAACTGTCAAGTTTCATGCTGTATTTCGCTCCATCCAACTCCACGGTAAATGAAGGCCCGTTGGCATCCAAAGCAAATTTGTGTTTCTCTTCGTCCAACGTCACCAATAGCTGGTTCCCTTCGGTCTGAAGGTGAAACACTTGTTTTGCCAAAGCACCAAACTTGATCGATCCATCCGGTTCAATTTCAACTCTCGTGAATTTGGTTTCGTCCGGGGTGGAGTCGGGTGGATCCAACTTCTCTGTCATCATCGTGAGATAGATTCTCGGGGCCTTCTCCGTGTCGTCAAAAATCATGACATGGCCCATCGGCGTCGCGAATCCCCGGCGCTTCCCGTATGCCTCGGCCGTGAAGTCAGAATGTACTGGACGAGGTTCGTTGATCGATTCTTCCAGTTCTGCGTCTGTGTGATAACGAGCGCCGCGCCATTTTATGTCGAGGTTGTTGATTGATGATTGTCCAAATTGTTCGTCTTCATCGCCGCTTGTCACGACTTCAATTTCAACGCTTTCGCCCACGTCCGGTATGAAAAACCAACCCCATTGGTGGACAGGCGCTATGAACATTGGCAACTCGGTTTCTTCATCGCCCAGAATTCCAGCGCATGTCACTTTGATTCGACCGCGCTTTTCAGGATCGTCAATGGATGTCACTGTGGCTGGATAGGTTTCGGCAATCATTTTGGAACCACCTTTCTCGCATTGAACTCACACGCATACCCGCCTTCGTCGATAATGTGTTTCACGCGTGAAAAATAGTATTTGCCATCATATCCGCCTTCGACTCCTTCGATGGTGTGAACTTGTCGCGCCTCCAACTCCTCTATCCCGATGACTTTGCCCGTTGCCATGATGAAGTTTTCGCGTTGGCGACGATACCATTGCTTTACCCAATGCTTCAACTCTGCTTCAGAAACGATTCTAAGATTGGCGATGACGTCGAAACAGAAGTCCTGAAAGTACAGTTTCACGTCGCTGGCAGTGGTGAAATCACCTTTCAAGTCTTCGGTGAGCTGTGAAGTGGCGTCCATGTCCGGCGCCTTGTCAGACTCCTCCTCAACTTCCACTGTCATCATCTTTCCAGTCCCAGGAACCTTGATTTGTGCTGTGATTTTTGTTTGGAACCCTCTGATGTTCAACTCTGGAGTGAAACTCAACAACGTCGAGTCATCACCATAGTCATATCTAAATGTGTACTCTTTGTCTTGAAGCTCATAAGTGTTGGGGTTTTTGAAGAATAATGTCCATCGTGAACTTCCAATATTGTATTCAACCCAGAACATGAACCCAGTCACGTTGGCCAACCCTTTAACAAAATCATAATCACTGAGGCCAACCTTTTGTATGAAGGTTGTCGGTGTTTCTGGTGTTTCGTCAATGTCTGTGTCGAAATTGTATTCGCTGGACTCAGCAACTTTCTTCACAGCATCGCTGTAACGCATGTCTTTGTATGCGCGGCCTCTCGGCGGCTTCTTCGGGGGTGGCTTTTTAACAGTTGGAGCGTTGTCCGCCATAAAGGCGTCTTTCGTGTATCCTACGACCTGAATCGTTGGGATCCCTGACTCAGGCCATGTCGGTCTCGTTTTCGTAATCACCACACGACCAATATGCTTCATCCCCTCGCGCCCGTAGCCCATCCAGATATCCATTTCATTACCGGCCTGGAACACCTTTGCATCGGTGATCTTGAATTCTGGATTGATGGCTGTAATTCTCGCCACGTCGGCCATCCCATCGCAGCTTTCGTATTCCACTTTCTGGATGAGTTGTGTAATGCCACTCGGCACTGGTTGCCCCTGAACGTCAACCGAAAACAAAGGTGCTAGAGTGTCAGGCGCCCTGCTGTAAATTGGCATGTCAATACTCTGTCATAACATGGCTCACATACGCGACGTTTCTCAAATCAAACATCTCGATTCTGCGCGCCCTTTGTGGTGTTTCCTTTTTTGAATACGCGCCATTGAGTGGGATTGATTTTGGCTCGACAACTTCTTTTCGGATTGCCTCGATTGAAGGCAACTTCACCACGTCGCCAATCTGTGGGTTGACGTTCGTGGGATGGCGGTGGCGGATGACATCGCCCAACATTGGATTGTTGTACTCACGCTGGCAAACCGCCTCGAAGTAATCATTTTGTTTCATGCGGTGGTAACGGGTTTCGTACACGCCCTTTTCGTCGATCGTGTATTGCTCATATTTCAGCAAATTCATCGTCAACGAAACGTCACGAAGGCCGCCGAAAAACGATGGTTGGCCGTATGTGATCCCGGATAGAGATTCAATCACACAATCGGTCATTTCAACGTGCGCATCACCAACCCAAAATGAACACACCGGTGGCCGCTGGAGCAGTGCGTCTCTTTTCGTCCACAACTTTAACAACGTCAACGTCTTCTCTGCGTTGTAGTCAAGGCTATGGGCGTTGAAAAGGCGGATGGTTGCGCTGACTTTGTCCGCTTCTCCATGTAGAAATTGCAGGATGGTCTTTTGCATCCCGAGCGACGTGTGTTGTGCGTAATTGGCTTTCACCTCTTCGGTTGTGCTTACCGGTGCGAAGTCACCCTTCAACAGTTGTCCTGTATCGGTGTTGAGCATGAACCATGATCTGAAAATGTTTCGTATCATCATCCAACTCCTGCGCCGCCACGAAGGAGCGTTGCCCCCTGTTCGGCCGACATACGGCGCGACCATGGGGTGCTCTTGAACCCGGCGCGATCACTGATCTCTTGTCTGTGGCGAGAGGTCGACTGTGCAACCTTCTCCCCGTCCAAATTCACGTCTGTGTTCACGTTGATTTGGCGCTTGTCGGTGAGCTCAACGTTGACACTGGTTTTCTCTGCTTGTCGACGGGCCTGCTGTGTCTTGAGATCGTTCATCGATTCGAGCTTCTTTTGAAGCAAATCAACCGGCGGCACGAGCTTGTCTGGAACCGCTGAATCTGGGGCACCTATTGCCTTGTTCTGTGCTTTCATCAACGGGTATGTGAAACTGGCCAAGCCTCCTTCGGCGAATTGCTTCGCAGCTTTCCCGAATCCGCTGCCCAGAACTTTTGAAGCTCCTGGAACCTTCTCCACCAACGACAATATGGTTCGGATGGCAGCACGGAACGGCATTGTCAGCGTATCAAAGATTGCGATGCCGATCTTGTTCAACCCATTCATGAAATCGCCGTTCATGATGTCTTGGAATCCTGAGATGAACAGTTTGAAAAAATTGATCATCGACGTGAATGGTATTTTCAGCGTTGGGAGTAGGAATTGTACAACCTTCATCACGGTGTTGGTTATGAATCCAACCAGCTGAATCGTCGACACCGCAACGGCCCCGATGATGGCGATGATTTGTTGCCCCAATTCCCTCCAGTTGATTTCCGCGCCTTGCGCAGTTCCCATGAACTCAGCGGCAATCTCGGACATCGTGGCCTTGATCGCTAGCCAAGTTTCGTTGAACGTTCCCTTCAATACATCCCAAACTCCCAACGCCACCACTTTCACCTCTTCCCAAACTGGGATAAAAGCATCACGAATGCCCTGGATGAATGGTTTGATGGCTGTGTCGTAAACCATGATTGCTGCTGATTTGATCATCCCGAAGGCGCGGCGTAGTGTGTCGCCGATGCTTTCGCCGTCTTTCCTGAACGCTACGAAGGCCAAAGCAAGTAACCCGAGTGCGACAGTAACAGGCCAAAACGCAGTAGCCATGGCTATTATGCCGCTTTTCACCAATCCAAGAGCGGCAAATGCGATCGTCTTGAATGCCATCACCATTTTGATCACATTCCCCATGGTCCAACTGAACGCCAATAGGCCAAGAATTACCGGCGCCATTGCAGCGGCTATGATCGCAAACGTTGTGGCAACTCGAACAAGCGTTCGCAATCCATCTTCGCCCAGTTTGCTGCGCACCATGTCCCCAAACTTCTTCACCAACCCGACGGCGCCACGCCAAGCATTCTTGATGTCATCGATGGCATCCTTCAGCCCCTGGGCAATTACCATTGCTGTTCGGCCATATTTGTTCTCGATCTCGGCCATCTTCTTTCGCTCAAACATCTGTGCACGATAAACATCATTGGTCTTGAGTTGTGATGCTTGGTATTGTTGATCAGATTGGATCATTTTCATGGCCTGATCAACAGTCATATTCCCTCGCAGCTTCTCCCTGCTCATGATTTCTGTCAGCCGCTTGGTGGCCAGGGCGTGGCGCTCTTTTTGTTTCCCGGTCAACTCCCCTTCGGCCATTGCGCCTTCGCCGAGCACCTTCATGTACTTCATCACCACGCTCTGCTGTTTTTTGGATACTCCCATATTGACAGCGATGGCTGCGGAATTCGCCCCGATGATTTCGGCACTCTTTTGTCGCTCTAGATTCAGGTTGTTCTCGATATCCGTCAACCCTTGCATTGCTTGGAGCACGCTGCTTAGGCCATCAGTGATCTGCTTTGTCGTGGTGGTGAATTCTTTCAGCATCGGGCTGAACATTCCGATTGAAAACGCCTCAACAGCAGATTTGAACAGCGTCAAAGAGCCCATGAAGTTATCTAGGCGCTTCTCCGCCATTTCCTGTGCCGCTCCCACACCCTCGGATGCATCCTGTAGCAAAGTCTCTTGTGACAGCAGCCAGTCTTTTCCTGCGGCAGATAGTGCGTTGTAGGCACGGGCACCTCTCAAGCCAAAAATTTCAGCTGCCGTGGCTGCCTGTTGTGCTTTTGACGGGATCTGCTCGATGTTGGCGCGAAAGTCTTCGACGATGTCAGCTAATTTTCGCATCGATCCATCGGCATTGACCAACGATATCCCCCATTTGTCCATCAATCCAGCAGCGGTTCGGCTAGGCTTCGACAGCTTCACCAACATGTTCATGAAAGTGGTGCCGCCGAGAGACCCACGCTGGCCTGCGTTAGCTAGGGCGCCGAACGCTGCTGTGACCTCTTCAAGCTTAAAGCCCATGGCGCGGGCTTGGGAAGCGCCGTACACAAACGACTCGCCCAATGCTGTGATGTCTGTATTGGTGGTGGCAGAAGCAAGAGCAAGAACGTCAGCAATGTGAGCAGAGTCTTTGAATTCCATGCCCATGCCGCGAACAACTTGACTTACAATCTGGGCTGCTGATGCCAACGGCATCGAGTCTGCCGCCGCCGCGTTCATGACACCGCCGAGACCGTCAACAATCTCTGAGGTGGTCGCGCCAGCGCGGCCCATCGCCTCCATTGCTTGGCCAGCTTGTGTTGACGTGAACACAGAAGTCATACCCATGTTTAGGGCCTTCTTGTTCATCGTGTCCATTTCAACTGCGCTGGCTCGGGTGACAGATGCCACGGCACTCATCTGTTTCTCAAATTCAGCCGATTGTTTTACGCCAACCCCTACCGCCAATGTCACCGGCAACATCCCCATCGCCGCGTTGCGCATTCCGTCCACGGCCGACTTCATCCCAACCTTCAACGTGGCAACTTGTGCTTTGATCTGCGCTACGGTTGACGAGACTGATTGCCCCATTCGCTGCATAGCAGGGGCAACGCCATCCGATGCCTTGATGAAACGGCCTAGTTCATCTCTAGATTGGCGAATCTGTGGGTTGGCCTGCGAGTTGTCGAAGGTGAAGACGCCCCCTAACCCAATTGCTTCAAGCGCCATTTGTCTTCACCTTCCTTTTCCCCGACTACTCCGTTTGATCTCCTCGGATTCTCGCTTCAATTGCTTGTGCAGTCGAGTCAAGAACCATTCGCGGTCTTTTCCGTCCATTTCCACGACATCACGATATGTCATCCCTTCCATGCAATACGTGAGTGCGAAAATCTGTTCCAGTAATGACTCACGACTGCTTACTGGCCAGAAACAGCGAAAAAACCGTCATATCCCCAATCAATAGGCATCTTGAAGGAGTAACGGCATTTTGTGCACTTGCCTTCAATGGCCATATTTGCGCCGATCGCGTGCTTATCGATTTGGTTGGAAATCTCTTCGATGTCGCGTTTTGACATCTCATCCAATTCATACTCGCCTAGTGCTGTTGAAGTGAACTTGCCGTCTTTGTCCGGGATGCCATGAACAGAAGCTCGAATGATTCCGGCTTTTGCTGCACCCGTGTTAAGTGACCCTGAGTTGCTCATCATCTCCAGCCCGTTCCATCTGGCTGGCCCTAGTTGGAGTCTTTCTATTTGACGTGAGCGCAATGAGAAGGGGTGGTGCAGTTTGTACTCCCATAGCGCATCGCTCAAAGTTTCTGCGCTGGTCACCTCGATGGTTTCGAGATCTGCACTGAACGGGAATTTGGATGAGCAATTCGGGCATGTCAGATCAACCTTCAACTCTGGTCCAAGGGCCTGTATTCTCAGCCAGATGTAGGCAAAGAAAACGTCGCCCATGAACATTTGTGAAACGATGACTCGACGTTCGGGAAGCTTGATTGTCTCCAATTCATGCGTCCCAATTCGAGTGCACATAGTCCCCAAAACCATTGAAACGAATTGCGCCACATTGGCGTCTCGGTTTTGGTCTCGAATCTCCCCCAACTCACGCTCTTCTTTCAAGCGCCATGGGCGAACAGCCAAGTCTTTCACATACGCGCCCGATGAATCAATGACCCCGAGCGGGAGCCGGGGTCCAAGATCTTTGAGCAATGATTTGGTGATTTTGCTCTTTTGCGAAGAGCCGATGTCTTGTTCTTGTGCTTCTTTCACGGCTCACCTCCAATCAGTTCTGGAACCCTTGTGATGGCCCAGCCGTGTTATGTGTTGTTTACAATGGTAGAACGTCGTCAACCTTCAACGTCCATTCAACAGCAGCCATCTCGCCTTCGTTGGCCATTTCAAGGTCGGGCGTTGCACGCTTCGACGGGAAAACGCCAATCAGAGAATAGGTACGGTCGACTTGTCCGCTGATGCTGTAATGGATGATTGTCCCTGCCTTCTTGTACGTTGGCAGAACGGGGTCTTGTGACTCCCTGAACCAAACTTCCATCGCTGCCTGTTCGACAGTGTGGTGCATTGGGACCATGATGGTGAATTCAGTCGGGCCTCGATTCCCGCCGCTGGCCACTGTCCTGTCTGGAAGCTCTGTTGTTTGAAGCTCGTCTTCCAGTCCAGATATCTCGGTGGCAGTGATCTCGGGCAACCCAAGCACCAACAGCTTGTATTTGTTGACCGGGATGTGGTCTGGCTTTATTGTGCCTTTCATCGGCTCTTCTCCTGTGTTAAGCTGTTGGCGTTATTCAACCGTGATGGTTGCTGCGATATCGCTGCTGGAACCTGATGGCTCAGCCAACTCTTCAGCCGTTGAATCTGCGACAGATGAAGCTGTTGAATCGCCTGGTGTGGTAGCCGTTGTGGGTGCTGTCGTGGCATTGTAATCTGTCACGAATTGCGTGTATTGCGCTGACAATGCATTGAAGTCAGAAAGTAACTGCGAATACTCACCGGCCAACGCGTTGTGATCAGCCAATAGTTGGTTGAACTGTGTCACGATGGACGCCCCGCCGTTGATTGCGTTGACCTCGGCTGTCACCGTTGTCATCCATTGGTGCATCGCCACCAACACATCGTAAAGATTGTCGCTGCCGGATGATCTGTCCAAAAACGATCCGGCTTCTCCCAATTTTTCTTTCAATGTTACCGTCATCACCAACTCCTTTTCAGAGACACTAAGCGTGCACTGTTTTCGTGTTGTTTACCAATACCAATACTACGACACAGACTCGAAGATGCCTTGCTTGCCGATTCTGATTATGAATCGCTCAACCGTGTCGGCAAGCCTCAACGAGACTTCCGCATACATGTCGCCCGCCGCGCGGGTTGCATCGGTGTTGTTCTCTTCATCGACTTTGAAGATTGCTGCATCTTCAAACGTCTTCCCACGCAACGCCCGCTTCGTAAACTCCGGCAAGAAAAACGTCTTCAGCGACGTAAGAGCCATTTTTTCTGTGTCTGGATCGTTGATCATGAACACAATCCAATCGAAATTTTCTTGGAGCGTGTGTTCGTAATGTGACATCTGCTCTCTCTGGTGCTTCCATTTCCAGTTGGCATCGGTGTACAACGTCCGATCACCCCAGATCACGAAATTGCCTTTCACCTTCTTCACAACAGCAATACCAACAGGGTTCAGCTGCTCTTCGTCCAGGATGGCATCAGCCGTTGTGATCTTCAAAAGCTCAGGCAACGTTGCATCAATGCCCGCCTCTGCCTTGTGATACCCGTTGTAGTCAGCGGCAATTCGCGCCTCGCGCCCGTGAATCATCCCTGTGTTGGGGACCAACTTCAATTTGCCGTCGATGCTGTCTGGGTCTGGGACGTATCCCCACGATGGAAAAGCGGCGACAGCAAAATCACTTCGACCAATTGTTTCATTGATGTAATCGATTGCGCCCTGTTCGGTCACAATGGATGACGGGAATTCATATCTGTATTGGTGATTTTTCGCTGCCGCATAGGCCGCCCCGGCCTTCTGAACAGCGGTCGAACTAACACCAGGCGTAGCCATCTTCACCAACCCGAGATTTCGACCAGCAATGCGATTGAACGGGCTTAGCCCCGTGTCCCACGCCTTGCTGATGTAGATCCCATCTGTCACAGCGCTGTGTCCGTCGCGACCATTGATGAGGTCAATACGCGCCTCAACCATGAATTCGTCCGCCGGGGCGCCGTCGACAGTGAGATCTGATCCATCGGCAACTGTGATGCTTTCGTGGTCATTCGCGGTAATGCGATATTTCACAAAAGGAGCATTCACCTTGTCGGGGTACAGGTACCCGCCAACCAACATGCTTGGAACGAATGGTTTGTAATTGATCACCAAAGTATCAGCGGCGGCGAGCGGTGTGGCGCCCGCCGTAACCGTGAACTCTGGTGTCCACTTGTTGTTGGGAACGAACGCCGTTCCAACAGTGACAGCCCCGAGTGCGCCAAATTTGTCACTCGCCGCTGTCCCTGCCGTAGCACTGGACATTGTGATGGTGATCTTCTGCGCTACCATCTCATCATCCGAAGCATCAATGGCAAACGTCGGGTCTGCTCCGGTGGGCGAATTGATTGTGAAATCGTGGATCACAGCTGTCATCACCAGCGTGGTGACGGTGCTGATGAGGCCGTAGTGATTGGCAGGGCGAACCGCTGCGGTGTGCGTCCCCACCCACAAGTCAACTGCTTCGATTTCGTCATTTGCGCCGTCGTTGTTGATGACGTTCACCCAATAACGACCGCTCGTTGGATTGGTGTTGAGATTGGGGTATTTCTTGATGAACACACCGTCGACATACACAGACATGCTGAATTCTGTGCTAGCATTCTCCTCGCCGTCGCTGATCAGAACACTGACTGCCTTCTCGCGATCATTGTCGATGACGAGGTAGTAGCGGAGATCGCCGCTGATTCCCCAATCTGTCTTCATGGTTTGATCAGCAGCCACCGTTACGACGCCCGCTGTCGTATTTCCAATGATCTCATAGCGAGTGTTGGGGACTTGCTCAAGCTCGATCCAACCGCCCTTCCATTCATCTGTCTTCATGGTAAGGCCGGTGTCCAAGGTGGTCTCTGCCAAGTCAGCACCACTCGCCATGTCCGCTGTGTAGCGGTTTTCTTTCCCGCCCCAACGACCGCCATTCTTGGCTTTGATTGTTCCCATTGGAGTAAGGATGCTGCCATAACGAGCATACAACGTGGCTGATGCTTGAAGCTCGTTACCATCGGTGACACGCACGAGGCAAAGGCCGCCCGCCCCGTTGGCCAAGTCAAAATAGTCGAAAGATGCATCAGGAGCATACGACTCAGGGATGTAACTGCCCATCTTTTTCAAGAATTGCTTCTTGTTGGTGATAATGATTAGCTCATTTGTAGGGCCTTTTTCGAACAACCCTGCATACCCAGCATACCCGAGCGCAGCTGCCTCGATGGGTTTGTCGCCTTCATTTTCGACCAAGGCGACGCCAGCGCCGCGTGTTGGGCCAAATCTTCGTTGTGCCATGTTACGTTCTCCTCAATTACTGAACAACCGTGTTCATGTCTCCGGTGAGATGAAAATTCAATACGGGGTATGCTTCAACTGCATCGCGCTCAAAGAATAGCCCGTTCACAATGCGAACACGAAGCCGACTGGCATGAATGTTTGTTTGGGTCGGAAGAGTGCCTTGGCTGTACTCATCAACCATCCAAAGCCTAAAGTATTCATCCAATCCACGTGATCGCAGCATAACATTGTTACGAAAGAACCTTTTCAATTCATCGGCCAACCGCACGTTGTCTTTTGCGCTGGCTGTGATTGCTGTCAGCACCATCTCAACGTCAGCCATCATTGGCCCAAGGACTTTCACTGCTGTTCCGGCTGCTTTGTCGATCACAGAGTCATCACGTGTCACTTCTGAAGATCTTTTCAACGAAATGTCGCCAATAGTGATGGCAGGTACTTTTGCGATCTCGGTGTATTCCTGGCTCGTGGTTGCGGCCACCTCAGGCTCATATGTGAATCTGACCCACGCTACGTCACCGACCGCT